GATACTGCTGAGTCTGAAGGAAAAGATATTTACAGTGGTGCATACTCAGAAGAAGATTTAATATCAGATGAATTTCCTGGATTGCCAACAGGTGTTGTGGGAATTATTACTGATGAAAATGATGATGAAAAGGATGATTAATGAAGTTTCACCAAAAGTTTAGTCCAACAATAATGGAAACTAAAGTTCCAGAAAAGTTTCTTAAAATAATCAATAGAATCGGTGATGATGTTTTAAGTGATGATGTCAAATCTAAAGAATGGGACTTTTCTGACAAGTTAGTTGGTAAAGTTAAAAAAGAAGTACAGATACCAATGACTGACAAAGATGAGTCAGCATTTTGTTTAAGTATTATGAAGAATGCTTGTCTTGATTATCTAAATGAAATGATTAAATTAAATCGTGCTTATGATTGGATGAAGATGAGTGGTGGATTGAGAACACCAACAACAGACAATATCAACATATCACAAAGTTGGATTGTAAGTCAGTATCCTGGCGAATATAATCCATGGCACAAACACAGTGGTAATTTTTCTGCTGTAATTTATTTGAAAATACCAGAAGGTATGAATGAAGAATTTGAAAATGAAACTAAAGACCACTATCCAGCAACTGGACTCATTGAGTTTATGTATGGGCAATCAGAAGACTTTAGGAGTGACACATTAATGTTTAAACCAGAAGTTGGAAAGATGTTAGTATTCCCATCTTGGTTAAAACATTCAGTCTATCCTTTTTACAGTGAAGGTGAAAGAAGAAGTATGAGTTTTAATGCTTATTATGGGATGATGTCCACATCATGGTGAGAAATTAATATGAAAGGAGAAGGAACATTATAATACTTGACATGAACCAAATATCATTAGCAAGTTTAATGATGCATCAACATATGACTAAGAGTTCTGAAGTAGAAGAAGATGCTGTTCGTCATATGATTTTAAATTCAATTAGAATGTATAGAAGTAAGTTTATAGAGGAATATGGTGAAGTAGTTTTAGCATACGACTCTAGACATTACTGGAGAAAGGAGTATTTCCCAGAATACAAAGCAAGTCGTAAGAAAGGCAGAGAAACAGACGACAAAGATTGGAATAAAATCTTTGAAGTTTTAAATAATATTAAATCTGAATTGAAGAACATATTCCCATATAAATTCTTAGAGGTGTATGGTGCCGAAGCAGATGATATCATTGCTGTTCTTGCTAAGAAGTATCAAAATGAGAAAGTAATGATAGTTTCTGGTGATAAAGATTTTATTCAATTACAAAAATATAGTAATGTAAAACAATACAGTCCAACGCAAAAGAAATTTGTCAATGGTGTCGACCCTTATACATATATAAAAGAACATGTACTTAGAGGGGATAAAGGTGATGGTGTTCCGAATGTGTTATCACCTGACCAAACCTTTGTAAATGAGATAAGACAAAAACCACTTAGTAAGAAAAAGATGGAAAGTTTGTTGAGTCTAGATGTTGATAGTTATCCTGATGAAATTAAGAGAAACTATCAAAGGAATGTCATGTTAATTAATCTAGATAATATTCCTGCTGAGTTAGAGGAACAGATTCTAGATGAATACACTTCAGCACCTTGTGGTGACAGAAGTAAACTATTTAATTATTTTATTGAGAATAAACTTAAAACATTAACCGAATCGATTGGAGATTTTTAAAATGCATTTATTATTTAATGAAATCTTAGAGAAAGTTTCTAAGGCAAAAACTAAACCACAAAAGATTGATATCTTAAGAGAACATAAAAGTGATTCTTTAAAGATGTTAATTAAATCATCATTTGATCCAAAAATTGAATGGGCATTTCCTAAAGGAGATGTACCATATGTTCCTAACGAAGCACCAGCAGGAACTGAACATACTGTTTTGGAGTCAGAGTGTAGAAAGTTGTGGCACTTTATTAAAGGTGCGGATAGACAAACACCACAATTTAAGAAAGAACAAATGTTTATACAAATGCTTGAAGGATTACAGCAAGAAGAAGCAAAGGTGTTGTTATCCGCAAAGGATAAAAATTTACATCAGATGTATAAAGGACTGTCAAAACAGGTAGTTAAGGAAGCATTCAACTGGAATGATGATTTTATGCTCAATGAGTAATAAAATTATTTTTAAACTCTTTAACTATCAGTAACTTACATGCTTGACATTTCTCGTCCAGTAGTATATAATAGTGTTTTCTTTAGAGGATATTCATGAGAATTATGAGAGATAATTTAATTGAAGTAATTGGTGGTAAAAAGTCTCAAAGAGAAGTTGCGCATAAAGTTGTAGCATTTATGATTAAGAAACTTATGCCCAGACTAAAAACACTTGAGATTACTGTTGAATTAAAAAATATTCCTCAAAGAGATAAAGCATGGGGATTGGTTGAGATACAAGATAATAATCGTGAGTTTATTATTGAGTTAGAAAAGACTTTGTGTTTATATGATTTCGTGACATCCCTTATACATGAAATGATACATGTAAAACAATATGTTCGCAAAGAATTAACTGATGAAGGACATAATGTTTTTTGGAATGGTGAAGATTGTTCCAAAGTAGCATATTCAAAACAACCATGGGAAATAGAAGCATATAAATTACAAGGTCGTTATTCAATTGAGTTTTGGGAGAGTGGTATATTATGAAAATTAAATTATTGAACACCATGACCACGTTTCTAGTAGTCTTTATTGTATCAGTATCCGCACATAGTATGAATGAAGTTCTTACTAAACAAGGAGCAGAACAATTATCAGAAATAGTTGTTGAAGGTGTCGCATATACTGATAGTCAATTATCTTGTCTGGCAGATAACATTTATTTTGAAGCAAGAGGGCAAGGTAAAGTTGGATGGTTGGCAGTTGCTTTTGTTACAGTAAACCGAATGAACGATAGTCGTTATCCAAACACAATCTGTAAAGTTGTACATCAAGCACCCACTCGTGAAAGTTGGAAGAAGAATGGTAATTATTATCCAATCAGAAACCAATGTCAATTTAGTTGGTACTGTGATGGGAAAGCAGACGATATACACAATGCAGAATTATATGGTGAAATATATTCTTTTGTTGAGAGAATTATGACACCAGAATATCAAATTGATTATATTGATATAACTGATGGTGCTACACACTACCACGCAGATTATGTTACACCTGCTTGGGCAGAAACTAAAACTAAAACTGCGGAAATTGGAGACCATATATTTTACAGATGGGAGACAAAATAAAACAAATAAATGATTATTTCAGATACTCTGGTATCTGGATAGGTTTCGTGTTTAATCCAGCACACTGGTTATTTGACCTCGATACTTCGATTGGCGGAAGTGATGATGAAATTAAACATATCTTTAAATTTAACTTGACTTTTGGGTTTGTATGGGTTAGAATAATAATTGATAATGGTGAATGGTAAGGAGAAAGAAAATTAACATCTTCTATTTGGATAATGATCCCAAGATATGTGCTGAGATGCATTGTGACAAACATGTTGTGAAAATGATTATCGAGTATGCACAAATGTTATCTACAAATCATAGGTATCTTGATGGTCAAATGTATTTTGAGAAGTCTGCTAACACTGGTCGTAACATAAAGCGATGGAAATTAGATGATGATCGTGAAGACCACATGTATAAAGTTGCACATCTAAACCATCCTTCTACAGTTTGGGCAAGAAAATCTAAGAAAAACTATATATGGTTATATGAGTTGTGGATTAATTTGTGTCAAGAATACACTTACAGGTATGAGAAAATTCATCTTACACAAACTAAACTTGAGAACTACTTAAACAGAGTTCCAAACAATATACCTGATGGTGTGTGGACTCAACCAACTCCTGCGATGGCACATGTTCCACAATGTATTGTACCAAACGATTCGTTACAATCATATCATAACTACTATGTAGAAGATAAAATTAAATTCGCAACATGGAAGAAAAGGGAGATACCAGAGTGGTTTCAAAAAGCAGTGGCATGAAAGTCGAACAAGTCAAACAAATAGACTTAATTAAGAGAGAAATTTCAGAACTTAATAAACAACACTATGAGTCATTGATAAGAATAAGAGAATTGACAGAAGAAAATGATCAATTACGAAAGAAAATAAATCAACTTGAAGACACTCTATATGATATAGAAAATTACAGAGGAAAATGATGCCAACATATACATTTAAAGAAAAAGATACAGGAGAAACATTTGATAAGATTATGAAGATATCTGAGAAAGCAGATTTTCTTAAAAGAAATCCAAACTTAGAATCTGTATTAACAGCACCTGCCTTTGTAGGCGACCATATCATTAAGAAGATGGATGGTGGCATGAAAGAAACATTCCAAAGAATTGCTGAGCAACATCCAGGAAGTGCACTGGCAGATAGGTTTGGAGATAACAGATCGATTGCTAAAAAGAGAACAGTTGATGTTGCTAAAAAACATGGGATTTTAACTGACAAGTATAAATAAATCATTATGAAAGTAAGAAATTTTGTACAAAAACACTTGAAAAAGTTTTGTAAGGCAAAAGTTGAAAAGGATCGAAAAAAAGAATCCAAGAATGGTTATGTCAAACATAAAATGGTGAAAAATTATGAATAGAGATGGTGATGGTTTTCTTGTAGATTATAATGACTGGACTCCAGAAATTATGCATCAAATGGCACAAGAAGATAACTTTGAAATTACAGAAGAAATAGAAACATACATTAACAGAGCAAGGGAAATGTTTAACGAAACAGGAACTGTTCCTGCTGTTCGTAACTTTGCAAAAGAGTTTGGTATGGATAGAAAGGCAAGTAAACTTTATGAGGTCTTTCAATCTGGACCAATGAAAAAGATTGCCAAATATGGTGGTCTGCCTAAACCAACAGGATGTGTATAGATGTCAAAAAAGCAAGAAATTAATTTAAATCACATGGTTGAAATTAAACCTGTGACTGACAGTCAGAAGATTGTATTTGATACCTACAAAAAAGGACTTAATCAATTTTTGTATGGTTGTGCTGGTACTGGTAAAACCTTTATGTCATTATATCTTGCTTTACAAGATGTATTGAATAATGAAACACCATACGACAGAGTATGTCTAGTTCGTTCACTCATACCTACAAGAGATATTGGTTTTCTTCCAGGCGATGAAGAGGACAAAGCAGCATTATATCAAGTTCCATACTCAAGCATGGTTCAGTTTATGTTTAAACAACCTAATGAAGATGCGTTCAAAGGTTTATATGACAGATTGAAGAATCAAGGAAGTTTGTATTTCTTATCAACTTCTTTCTTGAGAGGATTAACTTTTGACAATTCAATCATCATTGTTGA